TTCTGTGTAACCTTTCAGTGTCAGGATGACTACAACTTCGAATGTTATGCCCGGTGCACTTGCAAAACGAACAGCTAAGAGGACGACGTTCGAAACTAAACGGAACAAACAAACTTCTATTTTCTTCTGCATTTACTAAGTCTATTACACTTTCTATACTTTGAATGCGGTCAAGAGTAATTTCTAGTGGTCGGATTTGAACGGCGGTCATTGCGGAGATTTAATTTTAAATTATTATTGGTGTAATTAAGGTTGTATAAGACCCATTGCAAAAAAGCATTTCAATTTTTTTTACACCTTTGCGCATTTCAAATGCGCAAAGTAACCGTTCCATGCCAATCATAACTGCCCGCAAAGCGGGTGTTTTGAATGTGCAATGGTGTAAAATCGACTTTCGTTCCCAACGAATAAAATTTTATAATTTTCCCCTTTCGTAAAACTCAAGGTGGATAAAAGGTGTATTATTCAACGCTGTAAAAAGTATTAAAAACAACGTCTTATATGTATATACTATGGATAAACGCGTGGTGGCGATTATTATGGCAGGAGGCCTTGGAAAAAGAATGGAGTCGGACCTTCCAAAAGTACTACACAAAGTGGGCGGGGTTTCGATGATTAACCACGTTTTGTTGTCCTTGAAAGTTCTAGGGCAGAAAACAGGAGTGTTGGATAAAATAATCGTCGTTGTAGGGAAATATAAAGAACAAATACGCGCGGTTATTGAAGAGTTGGAGGGTTTGCCTGCGATTGTTTATGTTACGCAACCTGAGCCACTTGGAACAGGGCATGCGATAATGTGTTGTAGGGAGGAATTGGCGAAGTGCCCCAACCACGATGTTTTGATTCTCTCTGGCGACGTTCCATTGTTGACGATTCATACCATGCAACAATTATTGGGCATAAAAAGTGATGCAAAATTGATTGCGGCGAATTTGGCCGACCCTACTGGTTACGGTAGAATTGTAAGTAGAGATGGCAAATTTGATAGGATTGTTGAGCAAAAGGATTGTAATTCTGATGAATTGCAAATTTCGACTGTAAATGGTGGCATTTATTGCATAAAGTCTTCTTTATTGACGAAGTATTTACCCTATTTGAATAACCATAACAAACAGTGCGAATATTATTTAACCGATATTATAGAAATTATTAAAACACACGAGAACGTCGATATAGATATATTGCACATTGAAAAGGTTCGTGTGCACGAGATTATAGGGGTGAATACCATACAACAATTGGTAGAGCTAGAAGAAATGTTCGTTATGATGGAAAAATAAAAGGCAGTCTTGAGAATAAAAAATAAAATTGATTAATAAACATTGGAAATAAAAAGAATAAACGAATACTATATAAAACTAGTAAAATGTTTATGGAAACAACTGCTGAACATAGAAATAACCGAATCGCAAACAATAGTACTATTCGTCTTCAAAGAACAGAAAGAAGGTGTTCTTATTGTAGACAACCAGGACACAATATTTCCAGATGTAATAGTGATAGAATAGTCGAATTCGAACGAATTTGTGCTCAAACCGCTAGAGATATAAACGTGCCCGATGATTTCAAAAAATGGTTAACTGATAATTATATGAACAATCAATCCCTTTTAAAAACATTTGTGATAAATAAAATGGGTTATACAATTAGAACACGCATTCCGAATTGCATTGATTTAATAACCGATTGGATTTACCGCAAATATAGACCAGGGTTGTTTATTCATGAACGTAGAAATTTGAATAATGACGAGTCATCAGAGAATACTAATATAGACGACGACGATGATAATGCGCATTTTGAAAACGAATTTATAAATTTCTTAGTGCAGCTCCGAAATAACCTCTCTATATATAGAGAGCAATTATCACAAGACCAACACGTTCAAAATATGAGGAATATGGAAAGAACGCTAATTCAAGAATTATTTACGTCATTCTTGCATAATTTTAATAATGGCCATAGAATCGGCGAAATAAACAATGGTACTAGAAAGTTTAATATAAATTCGATGATTGACATTTCAGATGAGAATGACACCAATGAAAATACCAGATGTAATATTTGTTGGGATGAAAAAGAAAACGCTCAATTTATTAAATTTGGATGTAATCATGAATTTTGCAAAGAATGCGTCATTACCAGTTTCAGAGGAGAACAAAGACAACATCCTTGTTGCGCACTTTGTCGTAGCGCAGTTATGACGATGACTTGCAAAACCGTAGAAACCCATACTGAACTAGCCGAGTTTATCGTCTAGCTAGTAAGTAGATTTGTTGTATAAGTATACTTTTTTATTTACATGTATATACATGTAAATAAATAACGGCAAATTCACTATCAAATATTTTCCAAATCGTAGAAAATATCATCATCACAGAATTTGTGTTTATATTGTCCTTTTAATTATGGTGGTTAATTGGTCGGCATAACTATAGGTCCGCCTCATCCTCCCTTCATAACTCCAGGCGGAGCAGCCATAGGGGTCATTGGTTCGCCTCAACCACCGCGCATGAAAACGCGCTTAGACTTTTTAACACGCTGTTTATTGCCACGTTTCTTTGTTGCACCTCGACGTCTATTGCTACGCTTCTTTGTTTTTCCAAATACGGAAAACAGTTTCTTCAAAAACTTCATTTTATATTATAACAAGATAAAATTTATTTACTCTATTTGGGTGCCAAGGTTGTTACTTCCTTCATTTGCCAATACAGGTTCTACACCACTTGGTTCTGCACCACTTGGTTCTGAAATATCGTGGCTATTTTCTACATGGTTCGAGTCATCTGTTGGCTCTATAATTTCGTTATTTAATTCTTTAATACTAGCTTTTTTTACCGCATTTCGTTTCACATTTTGTATTTGTAACGCATGCAAGCTAATATACGGCAAAATCGCGGCATTATTCATATAAGTCCTATAATTGAAACACGAAATACTCGTATGATTGTTAAATTTAATACTATACCACCAATACGCAGGAATAAACAATGTTTTACCTGGAACCAGGGTAAACTCTAAACATTTAATTTTATCAAAATCCGCGCTATATTTTGGCTGCGGTGACCATGGATTCACTGGAGATTTAAATTCAAAGTTTTCATAATCATAAATCGGATACAAATATTTTGCACTATGCGGAGGTGCCAATTTGATTTGTGCAGTCCCTTCCGTCAAGAGCAAGAAATTTCTATAATTGATTTCATACCTAAATGGAGTACATGTTCCGTTACTACCCATCATAACATCATAATTGCAATTCGACACCATATAGGGTCGTAAAAACTCGTCGTTATATTTAAGATTCTTAATCACACCAGTTTCTTCTAAAAAATCCTTGTTATTTTCTGAAAAATACGTGGCGTTTTTATCTTCTTCAAATAATTTAACGGCAGCATGTATCGGCAGAGGTATATATAACTCAACATTAGGGTCTGTTTCTTTAATATTTCGAATTTTGACCTCGAAAGCATGATAATTATTGGCAATATACGTTTTGTTGGACGACTCCATTATTTTTTCACAATCAAAGTCAAACAATACAGGTTGTCTTATATCACAAATTTCTTCTAAACGGTCCTTAGAAGGTTGGTCTAGTTCGTACATTTCTAAATCTTCACTCGTTTTCAAATGAAATTGAATGTGTAAATAAATAAACAATACTAAACAAAAAATAAAGAATCCAATTATCATTTTCATTGTATAATCTTAAATAAAAATAATAATAATTTTTGTCAACTAGAACGAACGAAGCAAAACACTATTTATTCGTCCGATTTCGGTGCAATATAAAATAGTAATGAACTTTCATCGCCTAAATCATACTTTATCTTCATAGGACATTGATTGCTTAATGAAAAATCGATGTCTTGTGAAAGTTTGTTGGTGATGCACATTTTATGAATATAGACCAAACTGTAGGTGAATACAATTTCTTCGTCTTCTATAACACTGTAACTCGATAAGTCATGTACTGGAATATCCACTCGCATTTCACCGGCTAAACCATTGGTAGTTAAACTGACATTATCATTGGAGCAATGGATAATAATATCGTTGCCGAAATTGCTTAGTTGTGAGCATATATCGGATATTTCTTTAGAAGCTAACGAGAATTCTGCATCATATTCGACAATTGGAACATGCATTTCTTCATAATCGTATTCGGAAAGCGGTAGTTTAAAGGATTTTTTATACTCTTTTCTGGGCTGGTCCTCGGCATCTGCTACAAAATAAATAAGAAGAATGTCGTCATTTTTATCGTCGGTTTCTATTATTAAATTTTGGTCGTCACTTTTCGTGCTAATGATAGAATGAAAGGAATTCGCATCAAAAGCAAGTTTTAAGACTTCTTCTGTTGTCTCATATTGTGCAAACCAGTTTTTATGAATTTTGGTTTCGAATAAACAGACATGCGACTTGTCTAGACCCTGAATGTACAACTGTTCTGCTTCAAATGTGGCATTGATAGTCGCCGTGCAATTTTTAAACACTTGAAACAACGAAACAAAGATTTCTTTTTTCTTTTTATCGTGAATACAAATACGCATATTACATAGTAGATGGTCTACTATTTAATATACTTTCCTTTTTATTGTATATTTTTGTCATTGTTCTACTTTTTAGTTGACACTAGATGCCAATTCTTGTTTGATAATATTTTTCAAGTCAACGCTCATAATGGTATTGATGTTTTCATGGTCATTTACAGAATCAGCATCTGCGAGATATTCTTCGCCAGATACACTATCATTTTTAAAGTCACTCGCGTATTCATTTGAAGCGTCCTTTACAGAAACATCGGCCGAATCAAAGGTGATTTCAACGTTTTTTTCTAAATCGGCGATGGCATATTCGAAATCACTGAATCTGTTGTTGGTTTCACTCGCAAATAAATCATATTTCATCATAAATGTTTTCAGGATATCCTTGGTTTCTACCAATTCTCTTTCAAACTTGAATAGTTGTTCAGTATGCTTTGCAATTGCTAAATTGTGTTTGACGCCTTCATCGCCGATGCGTGTAAGCTGTTCCGTTAATTTTGTAATAGATTCTGTAATACCCTCGTTATGTATTGTATCAGGTCCTTCCGATTCGTTCTTTTCTAGCAGGTCCAGTCTATTAATAATACTCGTTAAAACACTATTATCTATTATCCTCGAGTTTTCAGGCAAATTATATTCCGTCGACGATTCATTATGGTCGCCGTGTTCATGTTCGGTTTCCATAACCCATTGCTCGACTCGTCCTAAACGTAAGGTGATTAAACCGATGGCATCAGAAATACTTAATTTAGAAAATGGCAGGGAATTCTTTGCTTGTTGTTGAGATTGTTGCACTTGTTGATATGCGTTATTTTGCGGCATAGGCTGCCCTCTAGCAACTCTTACATTGGGTGCGGGGGGCGGTATATTTGGTTGATAACCTGGAGGCATTTGTTGCGCAAATGCGGATTGGGAAGCGATAGATGTGACTGGTCTATTTCCAGATACAGGCGGTGTATTTTCACCAGCTCTTCTAGCTCTAGCGGCGGCAAGGGAACGCGAACTCATGTTATTAGTAAGTATTGCTAAATTGTTTTTAAACCTTTTTACGCACAACACCAATTTACAAAGACCCGTGTGTAAACAATATATTTGGGAAAATGCCCTAAACTATAGTATCGCGCATTTTACAAAAACAGTTTTCGACCATTGGTGGATGAAATGATGCTGCGTTTTTCCACCTTCGCGTTTATCTCCTTTATTAATTTTTCGCTTTGTTTCTCGGTTAGATTAGGTAAAATGTGATATAATTTTGCAATATAATTTTCAGGGTGCAATGTTTCGCAAATTAAATTATTTACCAGCATTTTATCGTGTTTCTCTAATAAAACATTGTATAGAATTTCTTTGTTGTAGGGGACAGTTCGTACATTAGTTAACTCCTTTAATAATTCTTTTGCGCGCACCATTTTCCCTTTATAAAAAATCTCGTGGTTTTGACTAATATACGTTGTTTTGGTAGGATAATGTTTACCTAGTGCGTCCTTTTCAATACATACCAAGAATTTATCATGTGTAATGGTTTGGGTAACGGCTTCAATTTTCTTATCACGAATGGTGTGGATTTTAGGGTCAATCTCATCAATATTCACGTAACCGCAATTGGTGAGTATAGGTGTTTTAGCAGGGAAACAAATGTCACTAATAGGAGTGGGGGTGGGTCCAGACGTAATCGTTATCAAAAAAGGGGCGGAGAAATCCGACTCGTCTGCACCTAGGGTTGCTCTAGCAGTAATGGGGTGTGTTCCTAACGATAAATCGGTAGGCAATGTAATTGAATAATCGCCATTTAAGTCGGCTACTCCAGAAGCACCAGGAATGGCGACGCCATTATCGTATAATTGCACAGTGGAACCAGGTGTGGAAGTGCCTGTAAAAGTAGGTCTAGGATTGGTGGTTACATGACTACTACTTGTTAAGGTGGGCGTGGGTAAAACACCTAGGGGGAATAAGCCGATAAAACCAGGCATAGAAGGCACAATAGTACCTGTTCCTGCTTTCGCACCGAAACTTTTGCTTTGTGTTTGCAATGGATAGGTTATAATATGACTCCAATATTTCGCGGTAGGGTCATAGTAAGCTATTTTTTGACTGGCTGGATATTGAGACTCATTGGTAAATTGACTACTATTAAAAAAATTTTTATTAAAATCTCCGTAAAAATAAGCGCTGTCTAAATCAAGACAATTTGCAAATGCGGGACCTTGTATATTAGTGATTGTGTTTGGTATGGTAATGGATGTCAACCCAGAAAGCCAAAACGCGCCATAACTTATATTGTTTAAAGATGGAACTGGTAAATCAATATTCTTTAATCCAGAACATTCATTGAACGCCCAATCGCGAATAGTATTTATATTATTTAAAGAAACGGATGATAGATTTGCACATCTTTCAAAAATTCTTTCTAGATAAGTGTAAGTGGTTGGAATTGCAACACTGGATAATATAGTACTATCATTAAATGTATATTGACCTATAACAGTCTGGTCAAATGAATTTAAAATGGTTTGAACGGTTGCATTGGTTAAAGGATTGCCAGACATAGCACCATCACCAAAACTGGTGACACTCGATGGTATGGTAATCGTGGATAAATTACATAGATAAAATGCGGCTGAGCCTATGAATACAAAGGATGTATTTGGCGACGCAAACGTAACACTCGATAACTGATTGCATTCACGGAACATATTACTAGTAATTGCCGTTACACCAGATTCTATAGTGACGCGCGTTAAATTATCACAATTATAAAAAAGATAATCGATGTTAAGTGTTAGAGAAGTCGGAATGGAAATCTCTGTAAATAAACAATTTTGGAATGGTGAGCCGCTAAAAGTAATCGTTGGTGTAGTTAACAAATTAATTGCAAATGTGCTGGATACATTGGTTCCTGAAAATGCACCTGGACCTATACTAGTAATCGTATTAATATTGGAAAAAATAACACTGGTTAAATTTGCACATCCATCAAAAAAGTTATCTGGCAATGAAGTAATGGAGGATGGTATAGTAACACTGTTCACATTTAAACACTTGGAAAACAATGTGTTTCCTAATTGGCTATTATTAAATTGATTCAATATGGAATTTACAAAGGAGCCATTTATACCAGTTCTATAAAACGCCCTATTTTGTATAGAAATTATGTTACCTATATTTGAAAATGTAATGGAGGTTAAATTTGAACATCCAGAAAAATAATCGGACATCACCGTATAACTAGCAGGTATATTTACACTGGTTACTAATGTGCAGCTATCAAATATACCGCTTCCGAATTGACCTTGACTAAAAGTATCCAATACATTTTGCACAAATGTATTACCTAACCCAGTTTGCGAAAGGGCATATCCACCTATAGTTCCTGTAATATTTGCGAAATTTGTGATAGTCGTTAAATTATAACATTGATAGAAAAAATAATTAGGTATACTAGTAATGGACGATGGAATATTAATACTAGTCAGACTACTACAGGTGATAAAAACATTATCGCTAATATTAGTTACACTATCTGGAATAGTAATACTAGTTAAACTGGTGCAAAGTCTAAATCCTTCAGAATCTATACTGGTTAGACTAGAGCCCAAAGATATATTCGATAACAGTGTACAGTTGTAAAACGATGCATTACCTACACTTACTAGTTGGGAGGACCCAAATTGTACGCTGGTTAATTTCACACACTCCTTAAACATGTAATTTGATATAGCTACAGTTGAAGACCCTGTAAAGGTGACACTGGTCAAGTTTGAACACGAGTTCAAAAAATAAAACCCAAAGGTTAAGCCGCTTGGAATAGAAAGACTTGTTATACTTTTACAACCATCAAATATAGATGAAGAAGTTAAATCTAATGGTGTCGCTGTAGATAATAAAGAGTTTACAAAGGTATTGTTGACTCCTGAACCAGAAAAACATCCATCACCCAATTTAGTCACACTAGTAGGAATAATAACACCTGTTAAACTGGTACAATTATAAAACATGTATTGAGGAATTGATGTTAAACTGTTATTTAAAACCAGATTTGTTAAGCTGGAACAATTTTGAAATATACTAGAACCGAAATCTGTTACATTAGAAATGTCTATTTGTTGTAATGCTGAACATCCGATAAACACGTTATTACCAATAGATGTCACCGAAGTAGGAAGACTAACACTAGTTAGACTGGTGCAATTATTAAATAAATTAAAAGACAATATTGTAAAATTTGCATTTGTAGGAAGAGTTATATGACTTAAATCACTACAATTTTGAAATACACTAAAATTTATAAAAGTTACCGAGTTTGGAATCGTAATATCTGTTAAACTAGAACATGAAGAAAACGTGTATTCATATATATATCCTATTGTTGATACAGATTCAAATGTAACGGATGTTAAATTTGTGCAACCATTGAAAGAAAATCCTGACATACCAGTAATGGTATTTGGGATGGTAATATTGTTTAAAAAAATACAATTTTGGAACAACCCTTCTGGTAGAGTTGTAATTTGCGATAACACTGTGTATACGAAATCATCGTTTACCGCCGTGCCAGCAAATGCATAACTACCAACAGACGTAATAGTGCTTATGTTCGCAAATATGATGTCATATAAATTGGTGCAATTTTGGAAAAATCCAGATGGTATATTTGTGATGCTACTTGGAATAACAATATGGTTTAATAAGATGCAGCCATTAAATAAATTTGCACTATTTTGTACAACACTCGGTATCGAATTTAATATAGTCTGCACAGTATCATCTAGAAGATATGTACCGGAGAACGCAGCATCACCTATGGATGTAATAGTTGTTATATCGTCAAAAATAATTTCATCCAATTTTGAAGAATTTTGCAAGGCACCACTTCCTATAGAAGTAATATTTGCTGGAATCGTAAAACTAGTAAAGCCTGTATTTTCAAGCGCCGAATTTCCAATAGAAACAACATTATTTGTATATGTAATGGAAGTTAATTTGGAACAATTACTAAATATTCCGTTAGGTATAGAAGTGATGGCGTTGGGTAAAGTAGCACTAGTTAAACTAGAACAATTCGCATATATAAAATCTCCTATAGTAGTAATAGTATTTGGAATCGTAACATTTGTAAACCCTGTATTATTAAAAGCATAATTACCCAAAGAAGTTACACTGGGTGGGATGGTGAACGATTGTAATCTAGTACAGGTGTCAAATGTACGTGATGGTAATGCATATAATGTTCCAGTAATGGTAATATTAGTTAAAGAAATACAATATATAAATATACCATTACCCCCGTTTTCTGTTATGGTAATTACACCAGTAGAAGTTATACTAGCAGTAGTCATTTTATTACAATTAAAAAATACTTGTTCTCCTATACTAAGATTGGATGTCGTAGAAATGGTAAAATTCGCTAAATTAGGGCAACTATAAAAGGCAAAATCACCTATGGATTCGAAAACGGAATTTGGTGTCGCAAACACGACGCTTTGTAAAGTACTATTATTTTGAAATGCGTTAGCGCCTATAGATGTTACTGAATAAGGAACTGATGATACCGTTATTGCGAGCGGAATAGTTATATTTGGAGTTGAAATAGAAGAACTCGCCGAAACGTATGCGGTAGAACCACTATATGTATACTCTATTCCTTGAGAGTCTATATAAGTAGACATTTTATATATGAATATATAAAATATATAAAATATGGAGGTTTCATTTTTGTATAAAGATGGTTTATGGTTTTATTCCACTTTCATAGAAGCACACTTGGTTTCTAAATGTGGATGTGGAATTTTGGCTCTACTTTGGCTCTACTTTGGCTCCACCTTTCTTAAAGGTGGATTAAAGGTGGAAGTGGATTTTTGCTCCACTTTTTCTAAAAGTGGAAGTGGTTTTGGTGTTCCTTATCCTTCTTGTTGAACAGGGCGACCAATTTGCCGTGATGTGCGGCATCTACGTTCTTCAAGAATCTATACAATTTCGCGACCTTGTGTTCTGGATGTAATGTTTCTACAATTAAATTATTGACTTGCATCTTTTCATGCTGTGCCAATAATACGTTGTATAAAACTTGTCCGTTGTATGGCACAAGGGTAACATTGCAATCGTCTACCAAATGCTTTGCCTTGACCATTTGTCCTTGGAAGAACACTTTGTGATTTTGACTGATGGTTGTGGTTTTTTCTGGATAGTTCTTACCTAGCGCGTGCTTGGCAATACGAACCAAGTTCTTATCATGTGCAACCGTCTTGGTAATCACGACGATTTTCTTGTTGCGAATGGTGTGAACCGCAGGGTCAATGTCCTCAATATTGACTGGTCCTTGATTGGTGAGCACAGGTGTCTTGGCAGGGAAACAAACGTTACTGGATGGAGTTGTAACTGGATTTGGTGTTGGATTAAAATTTGGAATTCTCGCCGCACCTAATCCAGACCCTGTAGCAAAACCACTATAATTGTTATTCGCAATTACATTGGTTAAATCCCAGTTGTCATACAAATTACCAATGTCTGTAAGGGACGATGTATATTCGAACATGCCGACCATATTTGCAACGTTTGAAGTATTCCAAGTCTCAATCCCTGCTAATGTTGTTCCATCTGATAATATCTGATTTAACTGACTAAGTGAATCGGCGTGACTAAACATATAACTCATATTGTCGACATTTTCTGTAGTAAAATTGTGACCAAATGTAATAGATGTTAAATTAGAACCTTTTGCATCACCGTTTGCATCTGTCATCGCAAACATATAAACCATATCCGTAACATTTATCGTGTTAAAACTATTCAAATTTATAGAAGACAACGCAAAACAACCGCCAAACATTGCAAACATCTTCGTAACATTCGACGTATCAAATGTAGATAAGTCTAATGCATTTAACACATAACAATTGTTAAACATTGAACACATATTTGTAACATTCGATGTGTTAAAGTTGGAACCAAATATAATGGATTCTAAAGAGTGACAACTTTCAAACATAAATTCCATACTCGTAACATTCAATGTGTTAAAATTAGAACCAAACACAACCGTTTGTAAATTTACACAGCTTTTAAACATACCATTAAATAATGTATCCACATACAAATAGGGCGTAGCACTGCCGCTATTGAACGATGTTAATGTTGACAAATTTGCAAATTGGTCTCCATTTGGTCCTAATGGCATCGTATTCAAACCCAAAATTTGTAAATTACTTACGCCTGATGCATTGGATGCATTATTATAATAATCAAAAACTTCGGTACTTACCTTGAAATTTAGCCCATCTGGACTTATCGGGATATCGTACGAATAATAAATTGTCACTGTATATGTATTTACATTCGACGTAACATTAATATTAGCAATTGTAATACTATTATTTGTATTATCAATAGGTAAATATGTGGATATTATAGAACTATCCACCGTATTACTACAATCAAATTGAAATGAAAATGACTTTAGAACCGTTTTACTATAATTCGCATAAGTAGTAGCGTCATAAAAGTTTGCTATCGTAGATACCAATGTTCCTTCTGATAAGGATGAATTGAATGTCCCAGAACCCCCTGACATTGTAACACTATTGGTGGTCCATGTAACACCACTATCGGCAGAGGTATACACATACACACTTGATAAAGCGGAATTAGCACTAATTGATGCACCTGAACTACTGACACTGTTAATAGTAGGAATAGGATAAGCGTCTCGAAAAATAAAGGTTGAAGACCAGCCATTCGTTAGAGATGCGTAATATATTTTCACATTATCAGTGTGGTCAACTACCGCAACTTCGTTACCAGGTTTATTGCCCAAGAAATACATACTGGTAAGAGATTGACAATTCGCAAATGCATAGCTCCCAATATCTGTAAGTCCAGTGCCGATTGTTACAGTTGACAATTGCTCGCAATTATTAAACGCAAATCCAAGAATAGAATTGCATGTATTTCCTATGCTGACGGCTGTTAGTTGTGAACAATTTTCAAACGCTGACGATAAAACACGAATGATGGAATCTGGAATAGACACGGATGCTAATTTAGAAGAGTTCTTAAACGCATTAGAATCAATAAATGTAACTGTATATGTAATTGAACCAGGTGTGATTGTTTCAGGTATTATTATGTTAGCAGGACTACTTAAACTGCCCAAGGTGTGCCCTGTGACCCAAGCAGTATCATCACTTTGCAAAGTGTATGTAACGTTGTTAATTGTTACCATTATAATATAATACTAGAATTTATTTTTTACGAAAAAAATCATTATACCCCCTTTCATAATGATTGAATATTTATTTAGTTACATGAATTATTAGACACATTTGGGTAGTTATTACTTTGTTACAACCTTTTTACTACGCAGTGAAAGGTGGATTTAGGCCACCATCTCAACCTTAATTGCTTCATGCGATTTGTAATTGTGTATTTCAAAATCTGCCACTTGGTAATGATTTATGTTATCTTTCACTTCTTTTATAGAAACTGTTGGAAAAGGATATGGTTCTCGCGTCATTTGTAATTTACAAGCATCCATAGCATTTTCGTATATATGACAATTCCCGATAAAATAGACGAATTCGTGCGCTTCTAATCCACAGTGGGTGGCCAACAAATGAGTAAGGAATGAATAAGACGCTATATTGAAGGGCATTCCTAAAAATACGTCCGCGCTGCGCTGATAAAGAGCACAGCTCAGTTTATTACCATTATGCACGTTAAATTGACATAAAATATGGCACGGTGGGAGCGACATTTCGCTCAATTGGCAAGGATTCCACGCCGTCATTAGTAAGCGCCTACTCGTCCGTTGCGCAGGGTCTTTTAACGCATCAATAATATTCTGTAATTGGTCGAGCCCTTCACCGCTATAATCTTCATCGCCTTCCCATTTAGCGTTAAAGTGTCTCCATTGATGACCATAAATAGGTCCTAATTCGCCATCCGAATAATGCGCCAGACCACGTGATGCTAAATAGGATGGTGTCGCATTCGCGTCCCAAATATGAACGCCTTGTTCCTTCAAAATATTATTATTTGTTTTACCTCTTATAAACCATAATAGCTCTTTTAGACAAGTCTTCCAAGCGGTTTTTTTGGTCGTTAAAATAGGTATTTTTCCATTCTTTAGAGAAAAACGCATCATGTTTCCAAAAATACTCTTGGTCCTACCATTTCGGCCGTCTTCCCAAGAGCCGTTTTCCATGATGTCACGAATCAAATCTAAATATTGATATTCTTCGTGTAACGCATTTCTCTCTATTTGTGCCATTCTATGTGTAATTATTTAGAAAATACCTTTTAAATTGTTTCCCCCTTTTTATAAACAAAAATGATGAACAAAATTGATAAACAAATTTTGTAAATTATTAATTTCTAATTATACCCTATATAAGGATATATGGATAGTTCAGATGATTCAAATAAAAGTTTCTTTAAGCATGTTTTTAATTTTGACGATGATTCAAAATCCGACATATTAAATATAATTCAATATGCTTTAATCGCAATAATTCCTGTAGTCGTTTTAAACAAAAGTATAGGAAAATACGTCCCTGAATCCGACGACAAAAAAGGAAGTTTAGAAATAAGTGCCGAAATAATAATACAAGTTATCGTGACATTTATGGGACTATTAATCATTCATCGAATCATTACCTTTATTCCAACCTATAGTGGAGCAAAATACCCGGAATTCCACATTATTTATATTGTTTTAGCAATATTGATGATTGCGATGAGTCTACAGACCAAACTAGGTGAAAAAGTAGGTATTTTAGTAGACCGTGTGATGGAGTTATGGGATGGTAAAAGTGATAAAAAGAAAAGGGGGAAAAACACGGTAAAAGTATCTCAGCCCATTTCTGGACAAATTACCGGTCAACAAATGAATAATGCCGCAATGACTCAATCATTATACACCGATGGAACCGCGATTAGCTCTCTTCCAAGTGATTCGCAAAATACTATGCAACCAGAACAATTACCCAATTATAACGCCATGTATAGACAGGATACCACACCATTAGTTGGTGCCGCCAGTCCAACCGCGCAGCCAATCGAAGGATTTGGCGAACCTATGGCGGCGAATTCCGTGTTGGGGGGTGGCGCGTTTGGTAGCGCGTGGTAAAATCCACCTTATCCACCTTTAAGAAAGGTGGAGCCAAAGCCACTTTAGAAAAGGTTATAACGAAGTAACAGCCAAAACCACTTTTGGGAAAAGTGGTGCAAAATCCTATTCACCTTTTGGGAAAAGTGGTGCAAAATCCTATTCACCTTTTGAGAAAAGGTTATAACGAAGTAAGTGCCAATGCTTCGCTGAAGGTTGTAACGAAGTAAGAGCCAAAACCACTTTTGCTCCACTTTTACACCTTTGGACTAAAATCAGTATAAATATAAATTGTCATGTATATTTATATAGTATTCTCAACATGGACATTCAAAAATTATTAAAAGCATTAGACGATGAAACAAACGAAACTCTTTTAAACTTTACCACCGACAAAATTAAAGAAATGAATGTAAACATTTTAAAAGAATTACAATTGCCAAAACAAGAAACCCTAAAATTACTAGATAAATTAGCCGATTACAAATACGTTGACGAAATGAATGAATTGAAATACGGCGCTTATATTCGATGGATTCCAATCGAAGATCCTACCAAAATTCAGCTGTCCAAAGGCGCCTTATTTTGTGAAATGAAAATCACGGATAACGGCGTGTTTTGTGTTTGCAAAAATTTTGGATTTACTCAGCGGCATTTTCGTATTTCGATGGACAAAAATCTTATATTCCAACGCCTCACCGAACAAGAACAAGTGTTATTGTCCGCATTAGACCATTTAGCCAAATAAAGTAGCCAGTTTCGACCTACAATAGGTCTAAATATTTGTAACCGTCGCGTCGATTTCCAGTGAGCTATTGTAGATGTATTCTTCCGCCTTTCTCTCTCCCTGCTGGTTTTTACAAAAATATATTTTACATCGACGCTTGGTTTATTTCCTAGCTTTCCTAGTTTTCTTATTGCATTTACAATCGGCAAATAATCCAGGGATAAAAGTACCTAACTGAATCAGTTGAATATGTGATTTATGGACGGGTTTCTTCATGGTGCCGACTTTTTTGCCCTTGTGATATTTTGTTACACTTTTGTAGCCTTTTCCGTTTTTAATGGAAACTTTACGCACCACTTTACCACCCATTTGTTGTTTGACTTCGGTATTTTCATAATTGAAATGGTTGGATTCCATGTGTTATATTATACAGAGATAAAAAATCTATTGTATATATATGAATAGTACTCTGGTTCACTTATTCCATATGTTCATTGTCGGTGGTTTGTTTATTTATGTAGGAATAAATCGAGAGAAAATATGGAAGCAACTGTTTCCAATATTAATGGGGCTAGGCGTCGTCATTGTGTGTTATCATATATATAAAGCATATACTTATATGAAGGCTGGAAAGGGATATTGGGTGAATTTGCTACATATTTTCATTATTGGTCCCTTGTTGATATATATTGGTTATAACGGTGAAAAAACCGCTAGATTATACTTTGAATTATTGCTAATGTTGGGATTTGCCTCTATTGGTTATCACGGTTATTACTTGTTTTATTAGAATGAACGCTGTGTAGCATGTAGTCTATTCGCATTGGTTGGTAATCCAAGTCTTCGTCAAAACCGCCTTTACACTCTCTAGCGCCCCTTCGGTCCATCCTTGGTATCTACTGACCACTTCTCCCACTACCAAGAGTCCCTTTTCTGGATGTTGGGCGGCCTTGACAAATGCAGCTCTACTTCTACTAGAAGATTGATTTGTGGCTCGCAAGGGTTCGTAATAATGCGTGCCAATGGGCCAATAATAGTCCTTAATGGCTATCAATTGCAGGGTGCCCTTTGGAATACCGAGCGATTGTTCAAGTAAGTCACAATATAGGTCGCGGTTTTCGGCAGTATTTTCCAAATATTTCTTCAACACCAGCGCATTTGCGTTATCACTATAGGCAATCATATAAACACCTTTGTCGGCGTTCATGGGAATTATTTTTTGCAGCGGACCGGGGACAATGGTATAATTGGGCACCACCTTTTTCATGATTTCGGTGGATTTTTTATTGAATTTGCCATATAAACGCAAAAAAGGTTGTCCGTGTATTTGTTGATACAAACTATTTTCGTCATTCGCTCCTGGAACCAATTTTTTAATGCCGCTTATCGTGGTGGCTAAAATCACTTTGTTCGAATAATATTTCGTCCCGTTGGCCACGCTAATTTCGAACAAACAGGGCTTCTCTTGGAGCTTTTTCAATGCGATTACATCACTCGAAAATTTGAAATGTTGTTTGCCAATTTTATTGTACAAATTTTCTACCATGTCTTTCCAGGGTATATGAAGACCCGTCCACCCACCTTTATTGTCATCCATACCGTAATTATAAAGGGTTTCGACCAAGTCCGCTTTTTCATAATCAGTATATCCAGCGGAAATGGCGAATTGTTTATACAACTTCTCTCCGAATATTTGAATAAAGGCGTCTCGAAATGTTTTCCCCTTCAACTCCGGATGGGATTTTAACGCGGTTTTTAATTTATTGACAAAGGTAACAATGTCAAGAGGGCTAAAGAGGGGTGAATAATTCATAATGGACTCGAATTTGTTATATTTGACGCCTATTTCATTCATCAGCCGAATCAAAAGAGGGTTTGTATCTTGCCGCCCAATACCTGCGCCAGTAACGACTTCGGTGCCATAAAAGGTTTCATTACTGGTGCGTCCGCCTATCCATTGTCGTTTATGTTTTTCTAGAATTAAGAAGGTGGTTTCTGGAGTGATTTTTTGTATATTGTAAGCGCTATATAAACCAGACATCCCACTTCCAATAATAATAATGTCATATTGTTTCGTCATATACATTGCACATAAAATAAATCTAAAATAGAAACAAACAAAAAAACAAATAAAAAACAAATAAAAAAAAAATAAAAAACAAATAAAAAAAAAATAAAAAACAAAAAAAAAAAAAATAAAAAAAAAATAAAAAAAAAAAAAAAAAAAAAAAAAAAAAAAAAAAAAAAAAAA